CCGACAGTAATTGGTGATATGGCTCTTGATTCCGATGCAAGTGATACTCTTTCTGAGTTCACAGTGACACTGAGTTACTCCTACTTCTTAGCGAGTGACTCACCCGAAGCCAACCTAATTGAATCCGTTGACTTAGGCGGAGTCGGTGAAGTAGGGTAATCGGGAAACTATAATATGAGGATTTATTATTATGCCAGAATTATTTGGATTTAGTTTCGGGAAGAAAAAGAATCCCGACACACCACCAACTGCCTCGCAATCTTTTGTACCTCCTGACTTCGAGGATGGGGCGCATCAGGTTGCATCGGGCGCATTCTATGGACAATATGTCGATTTAGAAGGTGATAAAAAAAATGAATCGGGGTATGTGAATCATTACAGAACAATGATTCTACAACCAGAAGTAGAATTAGCAGTACAAGATATTGTTAATGAAGGTGTTGTGTTTGATGAATACAGAACTCCCGTAAAAATTAATATGGATCACTACGAACAAAGTGATTCAATTAAAGAAAAAATCAATACAGAGTTTGAAGAAATTTTATCCTTGTTGGATTTTAACAACAAGGGAATTGATATTTTTCGAAAATGGTTTATTGACGGACGATTATACTTTCATAAAATCGTAGATACAAAGAACACCAAAAAAGGTATCATAGAACTTCGTCCAATTGACCCAACACGAATTAAGAAAATTCGAGAAGTTAAAAAAGAAAAAAATAAAGATGGAATTGAAGTTGTAAAATCAACAGAAGAATTTTACATGTATGATATGTCTCCCATGACAAAATCATATGTTCCTCAATTTACCACTAAAGGTATAAAAGTTTCGCCAGATGCAGTCTGTCACGTTACTTCTGGTCTTTTTGATGGAACAAAAAAGACTGTGGTAGGATACCTTCATAAAGCAATTCGTCCATTAAACCAACTTAGAATGATTGAGGACTCTGTTGTTATTTACAGAATCTCAAGAGCGCCAGAACGAAGAGTGTTTTATGTTGATGTCGGAAACCTCCCGAAGAACAAAGCAGAACAATACCTCAAACAACTGATGAATCAGTATCGAAACAAACTCGTCTACGATGCAAACACCGGAGAAATCAAAGACGACAAGAAGCACATGAACATGCTTGAAGATTATTGGCTTCCAAGACGAGAAGGTGGTAGAGGAACTGAAATTACCACTCTTGATGGTGGACAGAATCTTGGAGAGATGGAAGATGTAGATTACTTCCAGAAGAAACTCTTCCGTGCTTTGAATGTTCCCATCAGTAGACTCGAAGCCGAAAATGGTTTCAACATGGGTAGAAGTGCGGAAATTACAAGAGACGAGATTCGATTCTTTAAATTCATTCAGAGACTAAGATCGAAGTTCAGTGACATATTTATGGACTTGCTTAAAACGCAGTTAATTTTGAAAGGTATCATTACCGCAGAAGACTGGAAAGAAATTGCACAAAATGTGTATTTACAGAACTCAAAGAAACTGAAATTCTTAAAGAAAGAATGGATATTTTAAGAGAGGTAAATGAATACATAGGTAAGTACTACTCCATTGATTGGGTGAGAAAGAACATTCTTAAATTTAATGAAACAGAAATCAAGGATATGGACAAGCAGATTTCGAAAGAAAAGAAGAGTGGACTTTATCAAGAAGAACAGGACAATCAATTTTGATGGACTACAATAAACTAATAACCGAAGCACAAGACAACAACATCGCAGATATGTACGATACCTTTTCTCATATCTTAGCCGATAAGGTTCTTAATGGTATTGATGCTCGCAGAGCAACCATTGCTTCGAGTTTATTGGAAGATTGTGGATGTGAAGCATGTCACGCCAAGAGTGAAGGTGCAAAGAGTAAGAAGAAACGAAAACTCGAAGAACTTACTGTTAAAAGTATGGACAAGAAAGCCTCTCTTGATGTTTACAAAAGACTAAAGAAGGGTGATAAAGTTGCAGTCGAATTTGGTAGTGCAATGTCCGCAACTGGCACAAAACCTATTGAATTAGTAGTAACAAGTCCTCATAGAGTCGTTGGAAAATCAAAAGTCGGTAGAATCATTCTCAAGAATCCAAAGAATATGCGAGGAATGAAGTACACCCTCTACAACCGAAACGGTGTTGTTTCTCTTGCACAAGGTGACATGGGTACTATTCTCAAAGACCTTAAAATTATGAATGAATCCGTTGAACTGGGTGAGATGAAATTGAAGCCCAAGGTAAGTAAAAAATATCCAGATAGAACGAGCGATGGATTCGAAGGCCCATATACAAGCGGCCAAAGAGCAGGTAGAATGTTCTACTATGATACGAAAGCAGACAGATTTTATGATGCTGACTCTACAGAATTCAAAAAGAGATTAAAAGAATCCGTTGAACTTGATGAGATGTCTGCAAAGCAACACTACGCGAAATTCAAAAGAGGTGGTAGAGGTAAGGGATTTGTAGTCAGCAGTCCTATTGATCGTGATCGTTACCCAAACCGAGAACGTCAAGGACTCGAAGGACCGTACAAGAGTCGTAAGTCTGGAAAGATCTTCTACTACGACAAGAAGGCAGGAAAGTACTATGATCCCGATTCGGATATGTACTTGCAGGTTAGCGATGTCATGGAAGCGAACGAGAAGATAAAGGTAAAACTAGATCCTAAAAAGAAGATTGGTTACACCATTCACAATGTTGGACCTGGTGGTAAGAAGACTCTCGTTAAGAGCCGAGACATGCCTGGTAAGAAAGACGTAGGATGAAATCATTCAAACGACACATCTCAGAAGTTTACAAAGACTCCGGACTAGGTAAGTGGTTCGGTGCTGGTGGTAAAGGTGGAGTCGGTAAAGGTGGATGGGATCGCTACAACACGCAGGGCGAACGCATTGGAAAATGTGGCGAAGGTAAACCCGGCGAAGGTAAACCAAAGTGCCTGTCTGCAAGTAAGGCAAGAAAGTTACGAGCGCAGGGTGGTAAGAAAGCGATTGCAAATGCAGTCAGAAGAAAGAAAGCACAAGATCCGCAGACAGATCGTCCCGGAACCGGAAACAAACCAATCAACGTATCAAACAGGATAGAAGAAGTTATGAAATCATTTATAAATCACTTGAACGAAAAGAACGTACCAACCGATCCCGGTAAATGGGCAGCATCTATAGCAGCAGCGAAGCGAAAGTTTGATGTGTATCCATCTGCATATGCAAACGCATGGGCATCAAAAGACTACAAGAAGAAGGGTGGAGGTTGGAAGAAGAAGACCAAGAAGAAGAAGAACATCTCAGACTCTGTGCAATATGAAGATTGGCAGAAAGCAAATCGTCAAGACAAGACAGATGGGTTGAGTCAAAAGGCTGTAGATGCATACCGTCGTGAAAATCCGGGATCGAAACTACAAACAGCAGTAACCGAAAAGAAACCCACTGGTAAAAGGGCAGCGAGAAGAAAATCTTTTTGCAGTCGTATGAAAGGTATGAAGTCTAAACTGACAAGTGCAAAAACCAGAAGAGATCCAGATTCACGAATCAATAAGGCACTTCGCCGTTGGAACTGCAACTAGGGAGAACAGAATAGATGCAAAGAAATGTCCTCTTGTTAAACTCAAGTGAGGAAATTCTCAAAGTAATTTCTTGGAAGAAAGCAATCAAGTTAATACAAACAGGCAAAGCAAAAAAGCCTTACAACTATAGTAAATCATATTCGATTAGGACGATTCGCGGAGAGTACAAACTCCCTGCTGCAATCGTCCTTGTTCGTTATGTGTATGTTCCTCATTTAGAAGACTCAACAACTCCAACAAGAAAGAATATATTTAAGAGAGACAATTGGACATGTCAATACTGTGGTGTGAAATCAAAAAATCCTAAGAATCTCACAATAGATCATGTCTATCCAAAATGTAAAGGTGGAGGAACACAATGGACGAATCTTGTCACTGCATGTCCCAAGTGCAACTCCAAGAAATCAAATAAGACACTCAAGGAGTGGGGTGTCAAACTAAAAAATAAACCACAACGACCATCTTTCTATAAACTACAGGTTGTAGGTATAGATGAATCAGGACAAGAATTATGGAAGCGTTGGATTGACATAAATAGTTTATAATGATATAATACAAAGAGAGGATAACCTATGCCAAATTATGATTACAAATGTGATAAGTGTGAACATGCATTCGAAGCATTTCTATCTTATGATAACAGAGAGAAACCATGTGACGAACCATGTCCAGAATGTGGTGAAAAGAATGTTCAAAAAGTAATTGGTGGTTTTCCGGGACTTGGATGTGATACCACTTTAACACCAGACAAAAAGACTGGTGGACAGTGGAGTGAAATGATGAATAAAATTAAATCATATGTTCCAGAATCAAACAAAAAGAGATTAGATCAAGCGACAAACAATACAGGCAGACGCTGGTACGGTTAATTCCTACACATGGTATCCTTTTACACCTGTGTTCTCTGCATCATGCTCCTCATAATCTGG